CTGATCCCATGTTTCCGATTATTGCATCACCAGAGTTAATGCCAATTCCAATCTGTATCGATGGCAATCCTTTTGCCTCAAACTCTGCATTAAGCTCAACCATGTTGATCTGTATCTGCTTGGCACATTCTATTGCCCAATCTTCATGGCCTTGCAAATCAATAGGCGCGTTAAAAATAGCCATCATTGCATCACCAATATACTTGTCCACCATTCCATGACATTGTGCAACCGCTGATTGTTGTGCGGTCAACGCCCGATTCATTATGTAAGTCACCTGCTCTGGGGTAACTCTCTCAGATAAAGCGGTAAAGCCTCTGACATCCGTAAACAAGAACGTACAATATTTTTTTTCACCCCCTAGCTTTAAGAGGCTGGGGTTTTCTTGCAATCGCTTTACTTGGCGCGGATCAAGGTAATGCTCAAACTGTTTTTTAATTTGCTGCCTAAGTTGATACTGTTCTTTGTAGTTAAGATAAAACGTAACTGCTGCCACAACAAACTGAGAGATCATTGTGTATGTCACATCAATCAACATGCCTTGCCGTATAAGCAAAAACCCAAGCACCCCCATCCCGGCTATTGATAAAATTGACAGTGCTAGACCTGCGTATAAACCCAAGTAGTTAATAAATAGAAAGACTAGCAGCACACCAAAAACAAAGTTTAACATCTCATAAAGTTGAGCCGCTTCAGGTATTCTTGGCATGGATTTATTAGACGCGTGTATAATCGTTTCTAACAGTGATGCTTGTATCTGATGCGGATATACCAAGCCGTTAGGTGTTGCCACCTGTGGCAGTATTCCTTTGGCTGTCGTGCCGACAATTACCATCTTCCCATTAACATCCATATTCTTTAGAGAAGTGGTTTTAGTTTGTACCCAGTTTACCCAGACCCGGCCATTGCTATCGGTTGGGATTGGGTTTAACTGCTTGACCCTAACCTCTTGGATGCCATTGGCATTAGTCTTAATAACGTAAGTGCTTGTGCCTGTAGTAGCTTTTAAAAGTTGAGTCCCAAAGCTTGCCATCCAGCCGTTAGCTGTTCGCATCAATAGGGGCATTCGTCTTAATAAATTATCAGTATCAACTGGAGCTGAGACAATCCCCTGCAAAGCAGAGTCTCTAAGTGGCTTAATGTTTTGTGTAACGCCTTGCGCCTGTATACCGCCCACATCCTCACCAAGAATAACCGTCCCTTCGGTCTGGGGTATCTCCTTAAAACCATTAGTCTCAAACATGGCAATAACACTAGGATAATAAGAAAGTGCTTCTGCAAACACCTTGTCACCCCCAAACCGATCTGGCTCAGAGAACACCGCTACCCAAGCGACTGACAAAGCCCCGGCATTTAAAAGTGCTATATGTATCTCTGCTAATCGTTTTCTTGGAAAAGGCCAGCCGCCCTCATTGTGAATGTCATCTTCAGTTAAGTTTAGGACAACCACGTTACCTGTTGGCTGCTCTGTTTGAATAAATGCATCAAAGGTTCTTAGCTTTATAACCTCAACTATCGTGGGTTGATATAGTAAAGCGGAGAACAGGAGCGCGGTAATAAAACCTATGACTGTCTTTTTCATGCCCACAAATCTACTATACTGCCAAGCCTAGTCGATGGGAATCCGTACTTGTACCGCTTGTATCTAGCAAAACTTTTCATTATCCCTCTTGGACAATCCTAATCGTTGAATCACCACCATTTATCTTTACTGTGTGCGATACGCCATCTTGAATTAAGATTATCGTGTAGCCATTAGCAATATTTAAATCCAACCGAGTTGATTCGCTTACGCTTCGCATCAACGTCAATGTTTGCCCGGTCACTATTGTATTTATTTGCGTCTCAGCATCTGCGCCTAACAGCGTCCCGGCCAAGGCTAATCCAGACACTTGCGCTAATTGATCCTCATCTTCCGACAGAGCAAGCGCATCTAATATATTAAGTAAGTCTTCCAAGTAATTGATATCTAAGTAATTAATATCTAATTCTGTAAACTCTAGGCTATCAGCTACTAACAAATCTTCTGATAAATAATCTATATCAAGATCATTAAAATCTAAGATGTTAGCCACCTTAGTTGCGCGTTGTTCCGTTACTAGCGTTTCTTTTTTGGGAGGTGTAACAATTAGCATGTTATCAATAAGATCAAGCGTAAGGTCTAAGATAACAGGCTTGCTTGGTGCAGACTCAAACACTGAGACTGTTGTGGCCTCATAGGGTTTGTTGAGCAAGACAGTACCTATTGCAGTGATGACCTCAATCTCTCCGCTTGAAAATCCATATTGATCGGGTAATAAGATAATAAGGCTTCGGCCTAGTTCGTCCACCGTAGCAGTAAAGTCAGTGCCTCTAATGGCGATGTCAGCGGTAGGCGTTTTTAAAGATACATTGCGCTTGTTCATCTTGCCTAACTTGCCACTTATAAACCTTGCCGTCCCAAGCCCAAACGTCAGCGCCATCTTTGACTTGCTTGGGTCTGGATCGTATATGTATTCATCGATTGTTAGCTGGCTATGCTCTGTTAGCTTTACCTGAGAATCATCAAGGAATGTAATCGCCATTCTGCCGTTGCTAGTAACAGCTTGATCGTTGCTTTGAATTGAGAACGCTAAGTCTGCCCTGTTAGCCGATGTCCCTCGCTTTATCTGAGCCGACCCAGAAACCTCAGAGACTCCACCAATATCAGCAACCGAGGCTTGAGCCTTGATCGTTTTGGATAATACAAACACTACCAGAACTGCCGACACTAACAATCTTAAGCCAATCATTATCTTGGGTACTCAGTTGCTGTATATTAAACGTCCGACTACCGCCTGTTTGGTCAAGGTAGAAATAACCCCCAGCCGATGCAGTAACGCCACTGCCAGTGTAAGAAAGTGTGTTATCACTGCCATCAATATCGACGTAGTTTGTAGCACCATCAATATTAATATTTGAGGTGATCGTGTTGTTTGATCCCTGTATTGTCCAATCTAAATCAAGCGTTGCAGATAATGCTGAAGTGCCTTGGTTTAATGTAAACGTGTTACTAGCACCTGTAACATTGACTTGATGATTACTAGAATCAGCGCCATAGGTATTTGAAGGGTCTACTTGTATCGTAAAAAGGTTGGTTGACCCGGTGAAATTGTAGTTGCCAGTAAATGAGTCTGCCCAGATATCACCAAAAAACTTGTTGGTTGCGCCTATCATGTTGATGTCTAAGGTCATCGATGCGCCATCTAAATCAAGTGGCGTAAGGCTTCCAGCCGACGAGCTAAGACCGCCAATAAGATTAGAAATACCTAACTGCTCAATGTCTATGTTTGCCGCAGCGCCTGACTGTGTAATGTATATTTCATTGTCGGCAGCCAGCACTACACTGCTGAAAAGTGACAGGGATAATAATACTTTATTCATCTTGTTCATAAGCCCAAAACCCTCGCGTAAAACCAATGTTCATTAACTCTAATACAGCTTGCTCGATGGCTTTCATCAAAGCGATTGTGCTGCTCTCATTAGATGAACTGCCTGACTCAATTTCAATTAACTCCGTACCCATCTCGATGAAACGAAAGACATCCTCCGATTGAGCATAGGAGTAAATTGTTTTTTGAGACATTACCTCAGATAGTATCTCGCCAGTGGCTACTGATACCATTCGCAAGCTTACTGTTATGTTATCTTTTCTATACTGAACGCTTTTACCAATACCCAAATATCTTGCGCCTGTTCCCCCGGTCTTTAGGTTTGATTCATACGATATAACCGCACCTTCAAATAAGACACCAGCAAACAACAGTGGCGGTACTTTATTACTCTCACCACCGGGAGATAACTGCTCACGCGCTGATCTTATAAGCTGCCTTTCTTTTGTAAGGTTATCTAGCCCCACCCTTTCCACTACTCGAAAGAACTTGCCTCCGCTTGCGTGTTTTAAAGCACGTATAAGGAGGGCGCTGGGTTGCTGTGTAACCGCTGTTGAGAATAGAGCGAATGAGCTATTACTTTTGCGCTGCCCTGTCTGATCCGTAAAGGAGGACGGATATACAGCGGCTACTGGCTGAACGGCTGGAGGTTTAGCGTTTACAAGCGCAATAGTTTGTAAGTCAGTAATTTTTGGCACATCGTTAGCTTTAAATCTTTGCTCATAGGTGTCATCAAACTGGTCAACAATTGAGCAGCTAGAAAGAAAAAGAACCGACAGGCAAAGTAATCGTCGTAGAGTTTCCATCTGCATCCGTTATTATCAAGGTTATGAAATCGCCATCCACAAAGTATTGGATAGTGTTGCCCTCTAATTCAAGTATTCCTTCAGTAGCCATAGTCTCACCAAACAGGTTGTTGACTAGCTGCCTAGATAGCTCCGCGTAAATCCGAGATTCAAGATTGCGGATAAACCGGGCGAGTGTGGTGTTCTCAGCATCTCGCTCAAGCTCCTCTTGATAGGCTTTAATCTCATCAGCTATGTCGGCCTTTCGGTTAAACTCTTGGTTCTCAATCGTTAAGTAATGCGAAGAGGTGTTTTGTCCGTTAAAGCTAGGAGATTTAAACTTGTGCGTCATCTGATCGGCAGTGATTGGGATCGTTATACAGAGCAATGTGCTTGCTATAACTTTAGTCCTTTCTTTGGTCATCTCTTCCAGCCTTGGCAATCCTGTCAGTTTGCAATAATTGGGGTACACCTAACACCGTCTTGAGCAATACGTCTTGGCGTATAATTTCATTATCAACAGAGCGAACCCGGTCTATCAAAGCAATCAGTATTCCATGCTGTCCATCTAACTTGCCGCCTAGCCTTTCCTCTAAGTGATTAATCTGCTCGACTAACTTGTCATCGAGCGTGTCCACCTTTGTCTCTAAGCCATCAATAATTCTGTTGATTAGCTTCCAGATAAACAGACCCAACCCAAGTGCTGCTGCGATTGGAAAACCAACCTCATTAATTAACTTGACGGCATCTTCTAGCATGAAAGTTACTTAGCTTTCTTTGCTTTAGCAGTTGGGGTTTTTTGCTTGGCTTTGTTCTTTAAAAACGCAAATTGCTCTAGCACAGAATATGCTTTAGCTACCCACGCATCATCTTTTGGAGTGTCAGTATAGTTACAGATAATACTAGCCACACTGACTAGGCTTGTCGCTAGTACGTACATTTCT